GCGTTTTACTGCTTCACCATGCTTCGGATGATATGCATCGTTATATTCCTTCATGAATTCAGCATCTGCACGTAATTCAGAAAGTCGTGACTCAGCAGAAACAGGGGTCATCCCACCAAGGTTCTCACCTACACCTGAAAGCAGGGCATTATCTTCAGATAATGATTTCCCTATTCTACTGAAAGTCTTGATTAAACCTGGATGATTCCCAAGACCGCTTTCTTCCAGAAACTTGACAGTCTCAGCATCTCCGTACTGGAGAAACGCGCGCCGTGCTAGCTCCACGTTTTTGCCGTAATCATCTCCAAATTCCTTCTGAAGAGATTGCTGATAGTTGACTTGTTCCTTTTCATAGTTATCGCGCATGCTCTCGGAATGCTGCTTATTCTGGTCGGAAATATAACCTAGAAGATCGCGCGCTTGGTCTTTGTTAAGGCCAATCTTGTGAGATGCTTCGCGGAAGTGGTCTGGCACTTCACCATCAAACTCGTAACCCCCTGGATCTTCAGGTCGCCCAAGTCGATTGTATATTTCGTCCTTGTCTGCTTCGCCGTTGACACGCACCAATTCTTCTCCAGGTGCGCCCAGCTTGCGAACAGCATGAACGTATGATTTTGCAAGCTTCTCAACACTGTCAAAGTTCCTCAGGCTCGGCTCGCTTGCAAGCTCGCCTGGAAGACTGTCAGGATTGAATGCTAGGTTTGATGCAGCACCTTGGGGTTCACCTCCACCACCTAAAATGGTGCTAGGTTCCTGTGGTACTTCAGTATTCGTTGTCGTACTCGTTGCTTCTTCGCTCATAGGATTCTCGCTCCATGCGTTCCAGTTCTGAAGTGCTAATATTAAGATAGCTTAGAAGATCAGCAATTACTGACCGCCTGCCATCGTTGTAATGTGTATAGTATGGATCGCCAGGGACTATACACGGCGAGAAGATGAAGTTACGCACGCACAAATCTTCCAGCACACGTTTACCATCTTCTGTTTCAAAAACTCTTTCAAAAAGCGCTTTACGCTCCTTCTCCTGCCGCTTTAGCATCTGCTAGTTGTGCTTGTGACCGATTACGCTCAGCCATCGAAATAAGGTTATTTGCCTGAGCAACTGCCATCTGTTCCTGAAGCTGTTGCTGGCGTGCCATTTGTTCTGCTTCAGCTTCCATCTCTTCCTGCATCTCCTGATCTGTCTTAAACACACTTGGAGGAACACGAAGGATCTCTGCTGCTAGCGTTGCAACCCGACCAATATCAAGCCTTCGCAGGATATTCGGGTCAATCTGTGCCATTGGTGTCAAGAATTGCATCAGCGTGTTTATGGATGTCAACTCGCCTGTGCGCATCGAGATTCCAACTGGATTGGTGTATTCAATATTGAAGTTTGCTTCAATGAGGGCTTCTGGAGGTTCTGGCATCATGCCGTTTTTAATCATGATGTTCAGCGTGCGCTCCACAAGCGGCCCAAGAAATTCAACTTCCTGCCTTGCTACAATCGGCCCTAGAATCGAAAGCCGATCCCGCTGGCGCTGATTGACTTCGGTCGCACTGAATCTGAGAACATCACCATCAGGTGCAACAGGCCCAGGCAATTCCAGCATGTCTAAATAAAAGGCTTTATTGATCGAATCTTTGACCATTGCCATTTTATTCTCGTTGAGATCAGGTCGCCCGCGCGTTTCCAGTGGAATGATTCTGTCATTTGGCGAAAGTCCTGCACGGAAGAAGTTTAATCCTCCAGGCGTTGTTCGTATCGGAGACAAGAACCCATCATCAGGAACCATCAGCGGAGGATCAGTCATCTTGGCGAGCGCCTTCAGCCCTAACTCCTCCATTTTATTACACATTTTGACATCTGCGAGTGCCTCGATTCCTGGCCCGCGCCCATATATTTCTTGACTGTTTCTTTCCCATCTACTGCAAACGTATGGAAAGGACTCATAACCTGAAACATTGACAACATGCTTTTCATCATAAGGGCATATATACACGCTCATGTAAGGCATATTATCTGCGCCTGCTTGTCCGTATGCGCGCTCCTTACGCGGTTTTACAACATGAACACAATCATATTTCGTGTACTGCTTTCCTTCTGTGAACGCTTTGCGCACGCTCTCTGCAACTGCTTCCATTCCAAACTCTTCAACAAGCTGCTTTGCAGTCATCTTAACCTTGCGGAAGACTGTATCAACGCGCCCCAGATAGTTCACTTGAAGAAAACATTCTGCTAGATGAAAAGTTCTAAACATCGGCCCAACTCCAGGCTGGTCATGAACCAACATCACACCAGATCCGAATGCACCAAGATCACTGTAGTATTCGTGTGCGGCAGGATGAAAGTTTGCTTCTGGTTTGTTGAACATCTCGGCAGCGCGCCGTTGTGCTTCTTCAAGCCACAATTGCACTTGCCTGTCCTGCATCAGTTCACGTTCCACGGAAAGCCGAAACCAAGGCATGCTAGCATTGGTGAGCGTGTTGTGAATGCCGCTTGCAAACCGCGTAAGCGCACGCACACCTGTTCCTTCAAATATCTTGGAACGGCGCTTCTCACCTGGAGAGTAATTTGAAATAAAATCAGCGCGCCTTGGAATCATGTACTCGGCAACTTGCTGCCAGTAACTTTCCCAATTATGACGATCTGATTCTAGCTCCTGAAACTCCTGAACTAGCTCCGTGACAAAATCACGCTCAGTTTGTTCAGTAGCCACCTAAACCTCTTGACTCGCCTGAACCATATCCTGATCCGCCTGTGAGATTTGTTTCTGCACGCCCATATCTTCCTGCTAGCATTCTCCGAATTGCATCTAAACGTGCGCGCTCTTCTTCTGCGGTGTTAGAACTTCCACCAGTTTCATCACCAGTTGTTCCATCATTGCCAGAAGATGAAGAAGGAATGTAATTGCTATCATCACTATCTGATGGCCCACCCTGAGTCATTCGTGTCCATTCTGCACCCCATTGATCCCATGTCCGTTGGGGATATTGCACTGCTTGGCCTATGCCTTTTCCTGTTTCAGAAATATTAGTAGCTAACCTGTGAAAACCTTCGCCTTCAGTAGCAAAAGCAGGCATCAGTATTTTATTAATAGCAATATCACCAGCAACCGACATGATGTTTTTATCATTTGGCATTGGAGGAGGTCCAGGCAATTGCCCTGCGGATGGTAATGTGGTTTTAATACGATCTCTCCAATTACCACCACCCCAAGTATCTTGGAAACCGCTTTTATCCCATTGGTCTTGCAATCCCAATTGACCGCTGGCCCAATTCATAAAACTTTGAAACATAATTTCTCCTTATGCGTAGCCTGATCGGCTGGTTAGCATTGAACGCCTGCGCGCACTCCCGCGCGTGCCTGTTTTCCGTTGCTCTATTGATAATCCATACATCTGCTGTGCATCGGTTAGCATCCCTTGAATTTCATGCTGCGAAGTTCCATAACCTAGCATCCGCTGATTGGCTTCTTCTATGTCATCCTTGTAGCCAGAATAAGTCTCAAAAGAAGTTGTATAAGTCTTTCCTTTTTCTTCAAGTTCAGTCCAATCGGCTCCTGTCATCTTTGCTAATGGATCAGTAACAGTCTGCTTCCAGTAAGCTTCTGATTTCAAGAAATTTGCCCAATTACTAGATCCTGTCATTTGATCGTTTATTGAAACAAGTTCCTGCACATTAGCTCTCCCCATTGATTCAATATCTGTCGAAACCCTTGCATAAGTTCCTGAATGCTCATAATCCTTAAAATCTTCTATCAGCTTATCGCCGTAAGCATCTTGTATTCCTGTCCAATCAATTCCTCCATAATCAAAATCAGATGCGCTTGTATCAACCCCTGTTGTATCATAAGTATCCAAGTAGCTCTGGACTCCTGACTTATAAGTTGTATCTGCTGATTTAAAAGTTTTTGCTGCTAAATTCATATTAGAGGTAAGCCCCTTAATAAGCGCGCGCTCTTTAGCAATGTTTCCTGAAGCAGTTTTATGCTTCGACTTCAGATTATAAATTTTGGTTAGTAAGCTCATGATGCCAGTTGTGTTTCAAAAGGTTGCCAATCCTGCGCCCCAATAGCGAACTCAGGCTTCGGTTCAAACGAAAGCGTGCGCGCATATCGAAGCGACATCAACGCGTAGCGTGTTGCACTCATAAGATCATCATGCTTCTTTACAATCTTCCCATCCTGACGATGATACTGACGGTACTCCTGAAGCCACATGCTAAGATGGTTGAATACTTTTAAACGACCAGACTGTAAGCGCGTTAGCATCTCCATAATTCCAGGTTCTACTGTTATCCCCCCATCAGGGTTTTCAAAGTGCGAACCCAGCATCTCAACCCCCAAACGGCGGTATTGAGCCGCCAGCGGAGTGCCGCTGCCTTTGTCTGCCTGCATTCCGTCATGCGGCCATGCAGTCGGTATCCATGCTCCACGATCCTTGATAGCCTGTGCATGAACCACTGGAGTAGCGGCTGACTGACTGTGTGCATCCACGATATAAACAACATCGTTGTCACGGTCATGAGCAAGAAAGGCAACAGCACTAGGATGATCCCACCCGAAATCAATACCATTGATGCGCGCCCAATGCGTTGGAATTGTGAAGCTGGGAATAACAATCTGATCCTCTGGAACAGGAAATACAAGACCACTCCCAAGTATAGGAATCCCTTTTGAACGCATCTCCCGCTCATGCGGAGGAAGCGCTGATAATATCTCTTCTTTAATCTTTTCATCTAAATGCTCTGCATCATTCCAAGTCGCATGAAAAAGTGCTTGCCCAGGCCGTAGTTCGTTCAAGAACTGACTCACAACATCGGTAACACCACTCTCAGGCGTAAATGTCATGTACGTACATCCTCCTGTCTTCAAGGTCGCACGCAGCGTTTGCGAATATATGTCCTGCGGGGGTTCCTCATCAAGCCAGCACACATCAACTGCTTTTCCCATCCATGCCTGCTTGCCTTGCTCGTAAGCTTTCAGAAAAAGTTTGCTGTTCTTTCCAGAAATATGCTTCACCACAATTGCTGACAGACCATTAGGAATACCTGGACTTCGATCTGTGCGCACTATCAACTCACGCGGCAGCGCACCCTTACCATAATCTTCAGGATCTCCAGGCTCACCCAATAATTCCGCCTGAACAATATCGCGACTGTTATATGCAGTGTTCCCAGCAGCCCATGCTAGAATTGCACGGTCAAACCTTATTCCTTTCCACCAATCTGGATAAAGACCTGTCAAATGGTATGCCATCTCACACGCGCCGCAGTAAGTCTTTCCAACTTTGTTCGCAGCCATTAGCATCCTCTGGCGCGCTGGTGCGCCTGTCTCATCTAATGCTGCATGAAACTTGCGCTGATAATCATAAGGCGCATACGCAGTCAACTTATTCGTTTCTATGATCTCCGCACGCTCCGCTAAAAGCGTTGCTACCTGATCCCGCACACTATCATCTGTCAGCGCACCCGAAGCTCGATCAAGTATCATTACTCTCCCTGCACGCGCGCTTATTGTCCTGGCGATTATATATCCTCTTCGCAGGCTTCGCTTTCGTCCTGAAACGCTTGATCCAGTTGTGGAAGACTTGGTTCAATTTACTCTCCTGGTAGTGTTAAAACTGTCGGAGACCTCGTTTCACCTCGGAATCGGGCAATTCTCTCCATGATACTAAACCACGCTCTAGCGCGCTCAGCACGAATAGAGAAGTCCGTTTCGCGTGCTATCTGTTCTTCTGCGCCTTTAGGGTTGTTCGTATAGATCGAATCGTCTAAACGCATCCTCTTATGCATAGGAGAGTGTTTATAATACCCTTCTCTCGCTACATAATATTCATGCTGCATTATTAATGGTGCATCAGAAACCTCCTTAGTGTCAGAATGCTCGTAAACTTTATCAAAAGCTCGATCATATCTGTTTGCGTACTCGTCTATTAGTACTCCACCAGAAAAACCGCCTGTGTCTAACCAAAGATGCTCTTTTCCGCGCAAGCCCTGCCTGCGAGCTATTGTCTCAGTCCCTAATGGCATTAGTTTACTACCTCCGCTTCTGCTACATCCTGCCTGTTTACAATCTTGCGCTTGCCTATCAGCAAATCCGCAGTATCACGCCCCAGCATTGACACTAACTCTGCTTCAATCTGTTCCAACGAGCGTGCAACAGTCGAATGCTGAACCTTCTCAACAGGCTTGAACCCTGCGCGATCCAACCAATCCATGCTCGCCTTTAAACGCACACTCTCACTCTCTGCATTCTTTGCGAGCGAGTAAATGTTATCCAACATCTCCTTTGAGCTTAAACTTAGATTCGTTACCACCTGATCCTCAACTGAGCGCTTCATCTTCTGCATCTT